AAGTCGATGACGCCTTCTTAGAAAGTGGTTATGCTTTTTTAGGCACAGGTAAAAATAGCAGGACAGTAAGTTTCACAATAAATGGAAGAGATGGAACCGCCCTTCAGTCTTTAAGTATACCTAATGCTTGTTTGGTCGGAGAGCAGATAAATACGTCGGCTGACGGCGCGATAAGATTAACCTTAAGCTATATGGGTCATAAATGAGCGAAGCATTATTTTACGATAGAACAAGAAATATATCTGGAGTCTCAGCGCCTGATGAGCTTTCAGGTTTATCGCTTACTCCTGTTTACGGTTCGCAAGTTACTTTTTCCTCTAAAGCGAACAGTTATCAAACAGATGATAACTACTATAATTTAATTCCTCTATCTTTAAATAGTTTAAGTGCAAGCTATAAATTGAGATATGATGTTAATGAAACTAGCGCTAGAAATTTAGCTAACTTTTTCGAAAGCAAATCTGGCTATTTAGATTTTGAATTTACTCCTGATAATTCTGGAATATATAAAACTGTTTCTGGCTATTGCAACAACTACGCAATAAATTTTGTTAATAACCAACATTTCGAAGTTGCGGCTGACATTTCCATTGATGATGCTCCCACTTTACTAAACTGGTCTGGCAACAGCTTTACTAATTTGCCATTTGCTGATTATAGTTTTGCTTTATATGGTGTAGCATATAAAAAATATGATGTAGTCTATGCGGATTTAAATCAAAACAAGCTAGATAACTTTTATTATTGCACTGGCGACCACAATAGTACAGCAGCAAACTCACCAACAGGTGCATCTACAATGTGGACACAAAAGTTTTTCTTTAAGCCAGATATCGGAACTCAAAACGATGTGCAAATTAAAGTTGAAGCTCCTGATTATAAAAATTCTTTTGTTAAAAGGATTTTACCTAAAGGAGAAACTAACATTTCAACTTTTGGAATGCAGTATACTTACTCTAATATTACTGATAAACAGTTAAAGGCGATGTTACAATTCTTAGAGAATAAAGGTGGCTATAGGAGATTCGAACATCAAATACCTTCTGTTTATAATCAACCAAAAGTTTATTATTGTCCAGAGTGGACTCACACTTGGAATTACTTTAACTCGAATACTTTGACGGTTAGTCTTGTAGAAGATCCGTTGGGAGTATTACCAACAGGGACATAAAATGAGTAGAAATATTTTAAAAAGTAATAATAGTTTTGTTGGGGCCGCCTTTTTGTCTGACAAAGAGGCTTTTCATACTGGCGATCAGAATTTAAATTTATTTAATTTAACTCAGACTGCTTCTTTTTCTGTTGATCTGCCTCACGAAAGATTAAAACAATTGGGATCAAATGATTATGCAGTTAACGACCCTTTTACACAACCAGATGTTCAATTAAGTATTTCATATATACCTAATCTTGATTTAAATAATGAACGCTTTAACTTCTTTAGTTTGGGTTCTGCTAATGGTCTAAGGCCAGCTTTAAGTGGGACTACAAATGCTTCTACTAATTTTTATATTTTTAATGATCCAAATCAAGGAGAGGATGCATTTACAGATTTAACTTTTTCAAGCGATCTGAATCTTAGTGGTTATGAAGTCTTAGCTTTTGGCAATGCGTTTTTGACTGACTATTCTGTTAATTATGAAATAGGAGGTCTGCCTTTAGTAGCCACATCTTACATTTGTTCTAATATGAAGTTTGAAAATGCTACTGGAACTTCAATGGAATCTGTAGCTATAAATCTTGAAAGCGGCAATAATAATAATGTAGGTAGATGTGATTTTAACTTTACTAATGGATCAAAAACACCAACTATAGTTAGGCCCGTAGGTAATGATCAATCTAGCGCTACCATGCAGAATTTGCAGGTAGGCGGTCAAGTTTTATCTGGCTTACATCTTTTGCAGTCAGTAAATTTAAATGTAAGCTTACCAAGAATTTCTTCTTATGGGTTAGGAAGTGATTATGCTTATAATCGGAAGTTTCAATCTCCAGCTCAAGGAAGTTTTACTGCTAGCTCATTAGTATCAGGTTTTTCAGAAGGAGATGTAACTGGAGTTTTAAGCAATGAATCTGAATATTCTTTTGATTTAGTTTTTAAGAGCGGCTCTGAACAATGCCTTTACAGAGTCGAGAATGCAAAATTAGAGTCTTACTCTTATGCAATGGATGTGAATGGAGAGATGTCTTTTAACTCTTCCTTTAGCTTTCCTGTAACTGAAGGTGGAGGCTTACTTATAAGCGGAGTCGCTTAATCATATTCTATTTTTACATTTTTACTTTCGTAGCCTTTTTCTCTTATCTCCTTCGGGTGTTTTGCCCCGCCACGAGACTCTGAATATTTTTTATAGTATTTTTGTTTTACTGGGTCAACACCTCCATTTTTTTCAGCTCTCTTTTGGCTTAGCTCTTTAGAATAATCGAGCATGTCGCCCATAGTCCCTTTTTTGGCTGCTGTATTATCTACAAATTGTCTGCCATTAAAAGGATCTATATCACTATCGATAGAGGCGTTAGGAGCGAGAAAAACTCGCTCCCACGCTAATCCATCTTGTTCATATACATGTTCATCATTCATGCCTTGAAGGACTTCAATGTATTCTTCTTTTTCGGGGTGTTTGTAAACGTAAATTGGCATTAAGTAATTTTAATTTCTTTACCTCCATGAACACCTTTTTTTGGCAGTGTTAATTTTAGGAGGCCGTGATTGTATTCTGCTACAATATGATCTAAAGATATTTTGTTGTATAAACCAACAGTTCTCTTTTTAGAATCTTTTTTGTTTTTAGCTTCTACTGTAAGCAGTTCATCAGTTGCCGTTATTTTAATTTGGCTTTTTGAAAAACCAGCAAATGAAAATTCAACTTCATAAGCATCTTTATCATCTGCTGTTGCTACTGGGAATTGTACGTCGTTAAATATATTAAATAATGTATTCATAGTACTGTATATATTAACAATATTTATGCCAAAGCTTTAACCCTTAAAAATAAGGGATAAAATAGAATCGACAGTTTTAGAGTAGGTCATTTTGTCTCCAAGTTTGACACCCTCTGCGTTAATTTGTCCTACCTTTTTTTCCGCCTTCTCCATAGCTTCGATGGCTTCTTCTTCCGTCCAAGTATAAAATTTTCCTTGATTGAATGGTTGACCTTCACTAAAGAAAACTCCATCGGCACAAGGCATTAAACCTGAAGGTTCTACTAATATTGAATTGTCTTTTGTAGCCCAATCTTTGTGAGATGTGCAATTTAAAACAATACTCCATTTACCTAAGCAAGTCGCATTGAATGCAGGAAGATTCCAACCCTCGCCACCAGATAAACCAGTCAAATCAATATCTATAGAGTTTAAGAATTCATTAACTTCAGAATTCTTAGCTAAGACAGGTAAAAAATTTATATTGTTATAATGCTGTCCTGCTAAGGTATCATTAATCAAACCTTGCATTTGTTCAGGTTTAAAAAATGGGTTATTAATACAACATGTTAACAGATATTTATTTTTATTGCCGTACTTTTTAAGCCAAGCTTTTATGATTTTTTGAGTGTGTTTTCTGTTTTCAAACTTACCCATCAAACCAAAATGGATTGTGTCTTCGAGATAATCTTTACCAGTTATTTTAAAGTCTTCATCTAAACCTAGAGGCACAAAACTAGTATTCCTAGTTCCAACTCTGGCGAAATGATCTTTTGCATCATTAGAGCTAAAAAATACATGGTCTTGGGCGCAAGCTATCTTAGATTCTATGGCTGTAGGTTCGCTACATTCATAAAATGTAAATAGATATTGCTGAGCAGTTTTCCTATTTTCAGAACCATTCAAATGCCAAAGTTTAAATGATGGCACATCCTTACTATAAATATCAAATCTATTGTTAATAGAATCTTCAAAATATTTCTTGAGGCCATCATCTAAATCAAAGGCTGAGAAGTCTGGTTCCCCAATAGGAAATATGGCTATTGGGCGTTCTCTTTTATAAAGCTCTCTGACGATGTTGAAAGCAACATTTCCAAAGCTTACTCTATTTATAGGAACTTCGAGTATTAGGCTCATTAAAAAGGAATATCATCACTTTCTGCGCTTGAGTCTGAACCAGATTCATCTGATTTGTTTTCAGACTTCTTAGAAGCAAGAAACTGCATGTCTTTTCCTCTTATGAAATATTTGCTGAAATTTTTTCCGTCCTTTTCCCAGCTGGACATACAAAGTTCACCTTGAACAACAAACTCTCTTCCTTTAGCTAAATATTTTTCTGCTAGTTCTGCGGTCTTGTCCCAATACTCCACATCAACAAAACATTTTGTTTTTGCGTTAGCTGGTGAGATTCCAACTCTAAGAGTTGCTACTTTTTTACCAGAAGAGATAGTTCTTACTTCAGGGTCTTTTACGAGGTAGGCTGCTGCCGTTATTGAGTTATACATTTTGCGTTAGTTTATTTACTTTTTGAATAAATTTATTGTGAATATTTATACAGCCTTGAATGCTCATACCCATTTCTGAAGCAATGACCCTCCAAGCTCTGACCTTATTATTACTCGAATTATATCTTAAGTCAATAATTTTTTTTACTCTTTCATCTTTTTCTTCTTCTAAACAAGAATTAAAGGTTTGAAATACTTCCTTTTGTTTAATATTTTCAACAAACGATTCGCAAGATGGTTCCACTAAAAAACACTCATCATCGTCAAGATAAACTTCTTTGTTTTTCTTCTTTTTATTAATAATATTTAAACACTTCCATTTAGTTTGATTAGCTAAATATGTCGGAAATTTAGTGTTTCTCTCTGGATCATATGTTAACGCGCAAGAATAAATATTTAAAGTTTTTTCTTCAGCTAACGTATTTTTTTCTTTAATATTTTGACTCCCAGAAAGGAAGTTATTGACCATGCTGTGATAGATACCAGAGTGTCTGTTTATAAGTTCTAAAAGACTATCCTCATCATGAGAGTCTTTAATTTTATTGATAAGCGTCAGATCGGTCTGCATGGAGCCTATCATATTTTCTGAAATACCTTTTTCCATTTTTTTTTCTGAAATACATAAATATGTATTTATTTAAGTAAATATACTAAATATATATTTATTAAATATAAAACGTATACTGTACCGTATACGTAATACCTTACTATTTACGTCCTTGTTCCGTATAACGTTATTATACGCAATAAAATAAATTTGTCAACAAAAAAAATTTTTCGCCAATTTTGATTTAATTATTTGACGAGTTGGCGACTCAAGTGTAAAACTCTTTAGCTATGATTTTCGAAGAACAAATTTCAAGGAAGCCCGACCATTATCCATGGGCGCAGGAGTTTATCGAGGCAATGCATAACGGCTTTTGGACCGACAAAGAGTTTAGTTTTAGCAGCGATATACAAGATTTTAATGTTAACCTCGACTCAAAAGAAAGAGATATGATTATTCGTACTCTTTCAGCTATTGGTCAAATTGAGGTAGCCGTTAAGAAGTTTTGGAGCAAGCTTGGTGACAACCTTCCACATCCCGCCTTAACTGACCTAGGTTATGTGATGGCTAATGTTGAAGTTATCCATAATAATGCCTACGAAAGACTGCTAAAAGTACTTGGTTTGGAAGATGTATTTGAAGAAAACTTAAAACTAGATTTTATTGAAGGTAGGGTAAAATACCTAAGAAAATATAATCATAAGTTTTATAAAGACTCGAAGAAGCAATACGTTTATTCAATCATTCTTTTTACACTTTTTGTGGAAAATGTTTCTCTCTTTTCACAGTTTTACATTATTAACTGGTTCAATCGTTACAGGAATGTTCTTAAAGATACTGGGCAGCAGGTTAAATATACTAGGAACGAGGAAAACCTACATGCACTGGCTGGGATTAAAATAATCAATACTATCAGAGATGAACAT